ATATGAATTTCATCCATATGCACCAGCAAATAGCGCTGCAGAAAAAGCAGGCGGCCCTTCGGGCCGGATTCGTTACGGACTGATAAACAACCACCCCCAGATACGAATAATATGAAATACCAGCATTTATTTGGCGTCTTTGTTATATTTTACACAAACAGTCAGGAAAAGAAAAGATCTTTTTCAGGATAACGCATATTATCGAACAGCCATGAAAAAGGATACAAAAATATTATCTGTCCCCAGAAGGCGTCAGGATCGTATTCTCCGCGGACGGAGAAGCCGGGTGGCTGCGGGCAGTCTCTCCCGGCTCGAGGTGAGAGAAGGCACCGAGCTCTTTGCCCATGGACTGAAGCTCCGCGAGGGCGGAGGACTGGGAGATCAGGCCGGACTGATAGAGCGAGACCACGGAGGCGGAGAGCTGGGAAAGGATCTGCACCCGCTCCGCCGGGGTGGTGGTGGCGATGGGCTCAAAGACAATTTCGGAATCGCGGGAGAAATAGCCGAAGGCGGAAATCTCCATCACCGGGAGGAGCTTCTCCAGCGCCGGGCGGAGATAGGTCTCCTGCAGCTGGCCGATCTTCTCATAGTACATTTTCAGATCAGACTCCCCTGTCGCGTTCAGCCCGGAGGGGCTGCGGCCGAAAAGACGGGAGGCCGGGATCTCACAGGCGCCGGCGATGTCCAGCATGAAAAGCTCATAGACATCGGACAGACCGGAGAAGGTATAGGGATGGTTTTCCATGGCATCATCCGCGGAAAGGACCTGCAGGCCGAAGGACGTCCGGAGGCGGTTCTGCTCCTCGATCGCGGCCAAAACCCGCTCCCGCTGGCGCGCCGTGCCCATGGCCAGGCTCTCGCCAAAGTCCGCCATTTTCAGCGTCGTGATGTTCGCCTGGAAGACCAGCTGGGCGATGTTGGCGGAGGTGGCGGATCGTTTCTGCAATTCCTCCCAGATATGCTCCAGCTCAGAGGCGCCCCAGAAGGAGCCCCGCTGCATCTCCATGTAAGGCAGCTCCCGGCCGATGAAGCGCAGGACCCGGGAATGATGAACCCGGACAAAGGTCCGGTCCCCCATCTCCGCGTTGATGTCATAATACATGGGCAGGCCGAAATCCGGATCATCCAGATCATCCTCCAGCTCCAGGGAGGGCGTGATGCCCTGTACCCTGTCCACGACAAGGAGGCCCTGGAAGCAGCCGGGCGTCAGGAAGTCCAGGGAGAGGGGCTGATCCAGCCGATCCTCCTCCCCACGAATGACCATGACCGCCAGGGATCCGCCGTAGAGACGCGCCCACTTGATGGCGTTGGTGATTTCATTCCGGACAGAATGCCGGGCCTCCAGACGGCGGAGAGCGGCGACCTCAGAGGGAGAAACGGAAGAAGACAGCGAATACCAGGCGCGGGTCATGTCCTCCGCCGGAGCGTCGATAATCTTCTTGGCAATCCAGTTTTCCCGGTAGACGGTGGTCAGCAGCTCCGGCCTCTCCGTCAGGCCCGTACGGACAAAGGTGCCGCCCGAGAGCAGGGACGAGGCTTCGCCCAGGAAGGATGACGGATTTGAATACCCATCCAGGGCGGAAAGCATGGCGGTGGCAGATGCAGCTGCGGGGCGGCGAGCTGACGGATTATTCATATAAGTCTTCGGGGCAGCGATCCGGGTTTTACGGGCACTGCTGCGGCGGTTTCTCTTTTTGCTCATGAAAAAAACCTCCTCACCCTTGCAATATATGCGGTGAAGAGGATAGTTCATCAAACAAATGGAAAATCTAATAAAAAGTCAATATTGAAAAAGTATTCGGAATGGAATACATTATTTGAAGATGCAGTTAGGAGGTTGTTCTAAATGGATAAAATGCCTGATTTCGCTAAAAGCCCGTACTTTGTTCCAGAATTCGGGAATTGGCATTTAAAAGAAGGTGCGCCGAAGGAAATAGTTGAGGAATTTAATGAATATATGGAACGAAAAAAGAAAGAAGAAAAGGACGGAATTTACTCATGAGCAACTTTAAGCTGACAAGCCACAAGGCTGAGGTTCTTTCCGCTCTGAAGGACAAGAAAGCCCGTGCCTTGGAGATCATCGGGGGTAAAGCAGAATCCTATGCTAAGAAGCTCTGCCCGGTCAAGACAGGTCGGTTGCGGAATAGTATCACGCATCAGCACGCAGAGGCTACGACCGTCTATGATCATTACATACACAAGCAGCACCTATAACAGGAGCATTCCCGGATAAAGTCGAACCCGAAGAACATTATTTCATCTTTGTCCGCGGCATGATTGGGCTTGTTATTTTCAGATAATGAAAAAAGGCCGGGAGTGTTTCCCGGCCTGTTGTTTATTTTCCAGCTTTGGCGAATGTCATTTCCCTTCTGGCAGTTACTTCATCCTGAGAATCGCCGCCTGATCAGAATTTCGACGCGATCAGCGCGGAAACGCTCATTCCCTTTTCCTGTGCCTCGCGCCGGATCCTGTCCGCCGTCGCTGCATCCAGGGAGATCGACAGGGCCACCCGCTCCCCGGCATCGCCCTCGCTGACGGTCCCAAATTCTGCCTGGTAGTCATCCGCATCCATGTTTTCCTCAGCCCACTGTCTCGCGGCATCATAACTCAGGGGGATGATTTTCTCGCCACCGCGCCACTGGTTCTGTCCGCAGCTGATCGCGTATTGCGTCATCGGTCCGCCCTCGCCATGAAGGAAATATTCCCCGGTGCGTTTCCGATACAGGCTCTCCGCGTAATAGCGGAAGTCCCGCGGTCCATCGCCATGATTGTTGGCCGCAATTTCTTTCGCGGTGTCGGTGTCATACAGTTTCCCGTTGATGATTTTTTTCATGGTCTTCTCCTCCTTATTCTCACAGCGCGATGACGGTTTCACCGTAGCTGTAGGTTGCTCCAACCAGATCCGCAGCCGCCGCGGCCAGCATCGCGTTATCGCTGACGATGCATTTTTTGACCAGGTCGATGTAGGTTTTGGCGCTCTTCATGCGGCTCGCCTCGCCGTTGCTGATGCTGTCGCCCTGGAATGTGGCGTCTCTGATGTTGCCGGTCTTGTAGTAGGAACACACGAGGCCCAGATCGCTAGCGTTGATGTACATCCGATCCATGCCGTTCTTCTGCCACCGTTTGAAGCCCTTGGCCTCAAGCTCCTCGATCCGCTCGGTAATATCGCTCATCTCTGTGCCCTCCTTCTTATTCCGCCCTCTCTCTGAGGACAGCTAGATTCTATCACGTAGTTTATATAAAGTCAACTTATATTTTCAATTTATATGAAATATTTTTTCGGCTTAGGCACAAAAAAAGACCCTGAGGATATTTCCCCAGGGGTATCGTATTGATTAATTAAAATGCCAAAAAATTAAAATAGTGTGTTTACGCGAAAACCAATGATTTCATGCAAGTATAACTACTCGTAATTTTATGTGTCTTCTATGACTCGGAAAAGAAAAGCAAATAACCGTCCCAGACGGAAAATCTATCACATCACTACAGCTAGAAGAAGGTAGTTATAAATCACTTCTCGTCTATCGGCGTCAGGATCGTATTCTCCACGGACGGAGAAGCCGGGCGGCTGCGGGCAGCCTCTCCCGGCTCGAGGTGGGAGAAGGCGCCGAGCTCTTTTCCCATAGACTGGAGCTCTGAAAAGGCGGAGGACTGGGAGATCAGACCAGACTGATAGAGCGAAGCCACGGAGGCGGAAAACTGGGAAAGAATCTGGACCCGCTCTGCCGGGGTGGTGGTGGCAATGGGCTCAAAGACGATTTCGGAATCACGGGAGAAATAGCCAAAAGCAGAAATCTCCATCACCGGGAGAAGCTTCTCCAGCGCCGGGCGGAGGTAGGTCTCCTGCAGTTAGCCGATCTTCTCATAGTACATCTTCAGATCGGACTCCCCTGTCGCGTTCAGTCCGGAGGGGCTGCGGCCGAAGAGACGGGAGGCCGGGATCTCGCTGGCACCGGCGATATCCAGCATGAAAAGCTCATAGACATCGGACAAGCCGGAAAAGGTATAGGGATGGTTCTCCATGGCGTCATCCGCGGATAGAACCTGCAGACCGAAGGACGTCCGGAGGCGGTTCTGCTCCTCGATCGCGGCCAGGACCCGCTCCCGCTGGCGCGCCGTGCCCATAGCCAGGCTCTCTCCGAAATCTGCCATTTTAAGCGTCGTGATGTTCGCCTGGAAGACCAGCTGGGCGATGTTGGCGGAGGTGGCGGATCGTTTCTGCAGTTCCTCCCAGATATGCTCCAGCTCAGAGGCACCCCAGTAGGAGCCCCTCTGCATCTCCATATAGGGCAGTTCACGGCCGATAA